AGGAGAATTAACTCCTCAAATCTGGAAGGAGCTCTGGTGCGTTTTGGCAGTGACTAGGAAAAGGGCTATCGGCACTACGCCGAGAATCCCTCCGGGCACTTGGACGAAACAGAGGCGCAACCACTTCACAGGTGGAGCGGTTGCCGCTTCTGCGACTCCAGGTGACCCGGCCCAGCCATTGCTAAACTTGCAGGGGACACAGGTAACTGTGTCCGAAAGCCATCCTCAGTGGAGAACGGGTGACCGTTCTGCCGGGGATGTAGGTGGGAACTTCTCAACCGTTAAGTCCTGGTGTACGAACGTGCCTACACGGCCGTTCTACTGGGACTCGGGCTGGTATGATCTTGACGGTACTGTGGACGAAAGGGTCACTTATCGTGGCCCCATGTACATAGCCGAATTGACCACGCCAGGAGTCGTTGCTCTGCCCCCTTCAGCTTCTAGCAGCGTCGCTGCTTTGAATGCTTACGGGGCAACCGCGATTGCGAGATGTGCTCCCACTAAGCCCACTGCGAACCTTCTAACTTCACTGTTGGAAGTGTACCGCGAAGGTCTTCCCAAGATGTTTGGGAAAGACACCTGGGAGTCTAGAGTTCTTGAGGCAAAGGCCCAACCAAGGGCCGGAGCTTCAGAATTTCTTAACTACCAGTTCGGGGTACTACCCCTGATCAGTGACGTCCAAGACTTTGTCAAGGCCGTCATTAACATGGATAAACTGTTGCAACAGTATATGCGTGATAATGGTCAGGTTGTTCGCCGTAGGTTTACTTTTCCACCAGAGGTGCAGTCGGTTGAATCCGTCATCAGCGCCACGTCGAACCCAGGAATGGGTACGAACGGGGCTCGGATGATGAACTATACTGCATCGCCACGTGGGCGAGTTCTACGTAGTCGTCAGACTACGAAAGAACGTTGGTTTTCAGGTGCGTTCGTGTATCATCTTCCGCAGACATTCTTTGCGGAGTTGTATATCCCGTTCGCGGACCAGTTTCAGGTATTTCGGAAAATCCTGGGACTGGAACTGACACCTGACGTTCTTTGGGAACTTACCCCGTGGAGCTGGGCTGTCGATTGGTTTTCCAATGTTGGTGATGTTATACACAACACCAATTCTTGGATCAACGATGGTCTTGTTATGAAGTACGGGTACATCATGGAGCATACTATTGTCCATGACACCTATACTTTCGTAGGGCCGACGAACACAGTGTTCAGTCCGCTCATACGACCGCCAGACGTGCACCTGGTAACCGAAACCAAGCTACGTCAAGCGGCTAACCCATTCGGGTTTGGACTTACCATGGACGGTCTCTCGACCGTTCAGAAGGCCATTCTTGCCGCGGTGGGGTTAACCCGCCTGCGGTAAGAGATGAACGTGATGCGTCCAACGCCAATTGGGCTCAAGACCTGAGCCCTAGGAGTGATGCCTGTGGCATTTACCGATCCCCAGTCCATTACCATCAGTGCCGCAACCTCCCCTCTGCCGAGAACTTTCTCGTCAGGGGACGAGTCTGCGTACACCAGTGCTGACGGACTGATCAAGCTCTCCGTGAACCATTCCCTTGTCAAACAGGGAAGGGCACGGCGAGTCTTGAGGATCGACCATTCGAAAGTCACCTCAGATCCGTTCAAGCCGTCGGAAAACGTGAAGGTCGGTATGGCGAATTACATCGTCTTCGACCTTCCGCCCGCCGGCTATACGAACGCTGAGGCGCTAGCCGTGTACACGGGCTTCAAAGCCCTGTACACTGCTGGCACCGATGCGATCATCGTCAAACTACTTGGCGGCGAATCGTAGTGAGGCTCGGATTGGAAAACTCGTGAGTGAACCCTTCTCAGGTTCCTATACGAGCTACCGGTCCGGACGCCGTGAGGGCGCCGACGACCACACTGGATTGCACGTTGAGATATCAGTGAGTTACAAAACTCTCCTGATTCTTTTCGCACTCTTCAGTGTGTTGAGTCGTCTCCTCAATCTGATCCTTGACACTGTAGTCAACTGATCGGTAGGTTAGCCTTTCGTTAGGCTACTCCGTGGTATCTAGTAATCCATCCATCCACTCTCCCAAAGGAGACTTGCAGTTGAGTTTTGATATTGCTCCCGACAGGAACGAGGAAGAGGTGACGCTGTCGCTCGGGAGAGCTCAAGCGTATGCCTTTTCTTTTATTCCTGCCGATGCAACCGCCGAGGCAGCTCGCGGTTGGCTACTAGGTCAGATTGACCTACGCCGTCACGGGCTTACTCGTGCGGATCTTGACTTCATCTGCAAGGTTCACGTCGAGGACATGAGTGTCTCGATGTGGCGTGTGCGGATGGAGGAGGTTGCGGCAGAAGCCGTTATCTCCAACTAGATGTGAATGTCATCAGGCTAGGCATTTGGCTACCCCCTTGTGAAAGGAGGGCCAATGAAAAGGCTGATGTCACTCTGGTCCAGATTAGCGGCGGAAGCCGCTGATCAATGCTACACTAGCGCCACTCATGACATTAATACCGTCATGAGTCGTGTCGAACATGAGGGGTTATCGTTTTTAACGATTACCCTACCCGACCTGGGAAAATCGGCCCAAAGCTGGTTGGACCAAGGTCGTGTGACTAACCACCCCGCGTTCACTTGTGAACGTGGGGGAAGTCTCCCCCTATTCC